GTTAACTATAAGAAGAATAACAGAATCTACTATCGTAGCCTCTGTGAGATCTGCATGGCTCATGGAGTTAATCACGGGATACCCCGCTGGTTTAGAGCAGGGTATCGTATGAAACTACAATGCGATCGATGTGGTTTTAAAAGTATCCACCGAGAACCCTTTAGGGTTTTTCATGTAGACGGTAATCTTGATAACTGCCGGCCGGCTAACTTAAAAACAGTTTGTGCTAATTGTGCTCAGGTATTAGCTAAGGACGGAGTTAACTGGAAGCAGGGAGATCTCGTTGCTGACTATTAGAGCAGCCTGTTTGTATAAGTTGTCAATAGTATGATTGTTATCTAAGATAGCATCAAAGTTTGTTCCTACCCAAGCCGTTTCACTGGCGTGAATTTTGCGCATCTTTAATTCTTGGACTGCATAGTTATGTCCTGCGTTAGCATTTAAGGCTATTTGGTACCAATCAGGTAAGTCGCCACGCTGTACCCAAATAATTTTACCACCTGCATCTCGTATGCTTTGTATTTCGTTAGGAAATCGGCAGTCACTAATTACTACATTATCTTTGCTTAGTCGGAGTTTATTTTCTAGGCTTGCGATCCAAATATCGTCGTGAAATGATTTACGGCAAACCTCTGTTCCCCAGTATTGTAGTACCCAACGAGGAGTTAGTGTAGGCATTGCTAGTCGTTCTGCCCACCACGGATCTACTTGTTCACGCCATTCTCTAGCTTCTTTTGTGCGCCCTTCAAGCATGGTTCGATCCCATCCAAACACTGATGCTACTGCATCTTTAAGAGTGTTGGCGAATGACTCTCGTCTAAATTCATGGAAATTAACTAGATAGTCAGCGACTGTGTCTTTGCCGCTGCCAATGAATCCGCATATTCCTATAATCATAAATGTCTCCTATAGGACAAGTATACTATAGAATAACTACAAGGTCAACTCTGATTAGCCAATTATGAAACTGTAACCAGAACCGCCCGACACTAGAGTTTCTAGTTCTTTGGTTAGTCGATCTAGATCTGTTTGTGCTTCTGCTTTCATGGCTGCGCCATTTAGGCTGCTTCCGCCTTGTGGTCCTGCAATCTGAGCAAACTTTTCACGAGCCTGACCTAGCATCATTTTGCAGTTGGCTAATGAATAATCTTTGATCCATTGCCCTGCATAAGTGTCGTTAATAATAGCAAAGTCTGGACGAGTATTGTAGACCCATAACATTACTTCTTCATCACCGCGGGGACGCTGTTGAATCATCAACTTGCGATGAGTCGGATGCCATGTAAAGTTAATAAATGATCCAAACATTTTTCCTACTAGTTCTTGATACTGGCTGAACAATTCGTAGGTTAGTAGTCCGCCCATATTTGTCGATGATAACAAATAGGTGTTAGTGTAGGCTAAGTTAAACGGTTCAAATACTGTGCCGCCTGATCCGTTGCCACTTCTTGAACCAACACTTCGACGAAAGATCTGTCGTACTTGTTGAATTTCTTTTGGAAGAATATATTCATTAGTATCAGCCCTTAGCGTCATAAACGCATAGCTTTCTTCAACAGAATTATCGCTTCGTTGCCGGAAAACAGCTAGACTTCGAGTCAGTGCAAGTTCGTAGTGTTGTGGGTCTAGTTCAATATCGATCATGCCGTCACCCAGCATGAGTTTACAGTAGTCGTAGACTTCTTTTTTAGCTTGATCTATTTGGTTCATACAACTATTTATCGTAGCGGTAAATATACTACTATGCCAAGACTCAGCTTATACCGCCCAGAAAAGGGCAACGATTACAAATTCATTGACAAAACCGTTTGGGAAATGTTCCAAGTTGGCGGTACTGATGTGCTGGTTCACAAATATATCGGGCCCGGAGCTGCTGCACAGGGCGATACTCCAAGTACCCCAAACTACGGTGCTTCTAACGAAACACAAATTCAAGATCTTTTGTTTTTAGAAAACCGTGATCGCAAGTACGATCCTGACATTTATCTATTGCGTGGTGTTTACAACCTAGCAGATATCGACTTTAACCTAAGTCAATTTGGCCTGTTTTTACAAAACGATACTATCTTTATGACCTTCCACATTAATGATACTGTAGAAAAAATAGGCCGTAAAATCATGAGCGGGGATGTTATTGAACTGCCGCACCTAAAAGATGAACATGCTCTAAACAATCTACAGTTTGCTCTTAAAAGGTTTTATGTTGTTGAAGAAGTTAATAGGGCCGCAGAAGGATTCTCAGTAACTTGGTATCCACATTTATATCGTGCAAAATGTAAACCACTAGTTGACAGTCAAGAATTCAAACAGATCCTCGATGGCGTTGCGGAAGAAGGTAGTAATACCACACTGCGCGACATCATGTCCACTTATGAGAAAGAAATGCAGATCACTGCTGCGGTGCTTGATCAAGCAGAAGCAGATGCTCCAAAGAGTGGATTTGACACTACACAGTTTTATCACTTGCAAAAAGGTCCTGATGGTAATCCTCAGCTGATCAGTGCTGACCTAGAAACAACTTTTATTACCAACGACCAACCGCAAGCCACGGATGAAAACGGTGTTCCCCTGTTCGACACTGAAGGTAACCCAATATATGCAGGAGTAACTGCTGATCAAACTTACAGGACTATTGAGCGAGGCGGCTACGGAGAAATAAACGGTAATACAGATACTTGGTTGGCTGATGCAATTCCGGCCAACGGTGCTAGATTTACTGCTGGCATTGCTTTCCCAACAACACCACAAGAAGGCCAATTCTGTTTGCGAACAGATTACTTGCCTACTCGACTGTTTAGATATAGCGGTACACGCTGGATCAAGATTGAGGACAATGTAAGAATGACCATGAACAATCTAGGTGAAAGCGATGTTGGCACCGGCGATAGATTTGTTGGTAAAGATGTTAGACAAACACAAAAAGCAGACTTTGTTAACAATGCAAAAACTGCAACTATCAATGGCAAGGTAGTTAAAGAGCGCCAGAGCTTGTCAAAGGCTCTTAGACCAGAGGCAGACGAATAATGGATTTCTTTTATGATGGACAGATACGCCGGTATGTGACACAGTTCATGCGGGTGTTTATTGGATTTAAATATCAAGCAGGTGACGGAGATGAACGATTAGTTCCTGTTATGTATGGTGACTTAACTAGGCAAGTGGCCAGTATCATCAAAGATAACAGCGAAAACAAAATGCCCACGGTTCCCCGTATTTCCTGTTATATCACAGGGTTAGAATTAGACACCAGTAGATTAGCAGACAGTACATTTGTCAGTAAAGTAAATATACGAGAACGAACCTACCAAGATGTTGCAGGACAACGAGTATATGGTACTGAACAAGGTGCAGGATACACGGTTGAAAGATTGATGCCAACTCCTTTTAAATTGCGAGTCAAGGCAGATGTATGGACATCAAATACAGATCAAAAACTGCAATTACTTGAGCAGATATTAATTTTATTTAATCCAAGTCTCGAAGTTCAGACCACAGACAATTATGTTGATTGGACCAGTCTTAGCGTTATCTATCTTACTAGTACTAATTTCAGTTCTAGGTCAATACCACAGGGTACAGAAACAGATATAGACATCGCTAGCCTAGAATTTGAAATGCCGATTTACATCAGTCCTCCTACCAAAGTCAAGAAACTAGGTGTTGTTCGTGCAGTTATCAACAACATGTTTACCAATACTGGCGATGCAGTTAACATCAATAATTTAATTTACAACGACGGAGACATCGTAAACACAGTTGAATACAAACGCTATGGTATTGTTATGCTAAAAGCAGATAACGGTGTTGCCGGAGACTATAATATCAGTATTGTAGATGTTGGTCAAGCAGTATTAGATGCAGGACTGGACCTACCTCCTGAAAAGATTGGTAAAAAATTAGACTGGCAGTTGGTATTGGATCAATATGGCGGCTATAAAGAAGGTGTTAGCAGAATTACATTTAAGCAGCCTAATGGTGGGGAATTAGTTGGCTCTATTGCTGTTAACCCTGTAGATCCTACCTTGTTGGTTGTATCTATGGATATGGATACCGTTCCTAGCAATACATTAATAACTACAGGTAGATATCCCGATAACACAGTTTATACCAGTGTTAGAACCGCTAGCAAAGGCACAATAGATGCTATTATTAATCCTTATAACTTCAATCCCTTAACTACCTACGGAACGAAGGCAAACTATCCTGTGGGTTTGAGATATCTAATGTTGGATGATCTAAACATGTTTCTTGCGCCAACTCGAGCGGCCAGCATTGCTACTAATATTATTGACACTGACATAGATTACTACAGAATTGTTAGGCCCGATCAAAAGCAAAAGGCCAGCGCCTCTAACTTGCCAAGAAGTTATAGCAACATTTTTCAAACCAAAGTGTATGTTAACGGAGTTGAAGTAGGATTTACTGAAGTTGAGGACGGCGGAGTATTTGAAACTTTTGCGTCAACTAGTTACAGAACAAAGTCAGGCAAATATAAAATACGACTAAATGAGTTCCCCCCACTAGAAGACAGCAATGGTGATGCCAGTGTTATAAAATATACTATTGAAAAATATACCTATCCAGACTGGTACACAGAAGGTGACGATCCAGATACCTTGTTAGTTGAAACTGATGTTTACTTGCCTGGTAAACCAGAGCGCAGTTCAGGCATACTTGCTTGGAAAAATCTAGACGATTCAGATGTATACATTAAAGCCAACAGTATCATCGAATGGAACGGCAGTCGTTGGGTTAGCGTTTTTGATCCTGAAGAAGTTGCAACCAACATTTACATCACCAATCTACGAACTGGTATACAATATAAGTGGGACGGAGTGCAGTGGTTGAAATCCTTTGAAGGCGAGTACCTGCCAGGATCTTGGAGATTAACTCTAAATCCTTAATAAGTACTGAATGCAACAGCGTGCCGGTTTATTATTTCTAGCAAGAACTACAGGTAGAATCCTTCTCATTCTTCAAGATGAGAAATGGACTGTGCCTACATTTGCTAGATCTGCGTCATTGTTAGAAGATGCTGATGTACTACTTAAAGATTATCACTCGGGAAGAATATTGCCCATTGAGTTATATCTCAGCGAAGATCGTGGTTTCGAATACGGCACCTATGTGTGTTTAGTCGCTGATGAATTTCTCACCCAGGTTGTGCCTACCCTAGCATGGTGCAATCTAGATCATCTTCCTAAACAATTACACAGTGGCCTAAAGACCACATTGAATAATCAACTGATACGCACAAAAATTGATACCATAATGGAGTTAGAAAATGCTGAACACTATAGAAAATAGCGAAGTATTTAAAAAAGAATTTACTATGTTTAGTGAAAAAATTTCACGGATTCAAAATGAAACTGTGAAAAAAGAATTAAGTTCAAAGTTGAATGATCTGTTAAAAGAAGTTCGACAGATAGACAGTCAACACAGAGATATCTTTGACAACAAAACTATTTCGTCTACTGTTCCTGAGTCAAGAACCAAGTTGATGGAATTACGCAGATACCTAGATACACGATTAAAAGAATTTTCCTAAGACACCATGTATAAAATCGAAACAATGCCGTACATGGCTCGTAAACATTTGCGAGCTTGCGAAGGGTATATCTATGTTCGAAAATGGGCCGAAGATAATCAATTTAAGGCTCATTACAAATTGCATCCTAGCCGAAACACTATAATAATTTTTGACGAAGCGTCATTTGAATATTTTAAAAAAACATTTAAAAGGCCGTGGAAGCTGATTTTTTAATTATTCAAGAAACTCCACCCAGCCTGTAATTGCATATTTTTCTTTACCTATGGGTTGGTTGCCGCGATGAGTGTGTGTAAACCCGGCCGGCCAAATAACTATTCTACCTTCCACTGGACTAATCCTAGAGTGCTGATATAAAAACTCTGTCTCTCCACCAACTGGAATAGTATTAAGGTATATCATATAGGTTGCAAATCTACCGGTATACAGTCTTCCGTTTTGTGTTTCGTAATGCCAAATATGATAGCCGCCGCCTGGTTTTGTTTTTTGTAGGCGCATACTGATAATCCCGTGAGGTGCTGATTTCTGTAAGATACTATATTTTTCTGAATAATTTTTATAGCAATCCCAAAACTTTTTTAGTGCAGTCTGAAGAATAGGATGTGTTCGATCTAATAAAAAACCATCAGGATCGAATAAAAAACAAGTCTCATCGTCTTTTTCGTGTCTTGGTGTTTTCTCTGAGTCTCGACGATCAAATACAAGCTCGTGCGTTTTCATGTGTTCAAAATAGTTGATAATGGTTTGGCATTCTTCTCTTGACAAAACATTATCATAGACTTCGATGAAATCATCTGTTTTCATTTTTTACCCTTTGAAACCAAGCAAAATCTAGTCCGTCTAATTTGGTTATAACTTTAGTTATAGAGTCTATGTGGATCAGTCTTGCTTCTCTTAAAGGAAATTCCCAAAAAGAAATATGATGTTCTTGTGGTACAAGCACTTCGTTTATTGATACCAGCGACTGAGGTATTGGCAATAAAGGAGGCCAGTATTCTTTTGCTAATACTTTTTTAAGAGTTCCGATTATATTTTTTTCGACACCATCTTCGAGATAAAAAATAACAATTTCTCTATCTTTTAGCAATCCATTTATCAATTCTCTAGCTTTTTGTCTATCTTTAATTGCTTTATGTTTTAGATAAGGATCGTCTCCTACATCTCTTAATTTTTGTGTAAAAGTAAAATACTCATTTGTTCTAAGTTCGTGTAGTGGCATATAATATCATCCAAAATGTTTATAATAAAATTCTTTAATAAGATTTCTTTTTGGTCTAAAAGAAAAATTCTGTAAATATTTTTGTTTGTTAATCCATGTTTTATCGTGTTCGGTCATATCTCTACAAACAACATCATACAGTTCGGGACTAAGTGGTATTAGATGTACCATAGGAGTTCCTGCTTTTAACAGAGTCTCTCCGTCTTTGACATTCCACCATAATTGAAAATTAATTTCACAACTAATACCGGGATCTAAAATTCCTATGGCATTTTCAAATTCGTGACTGTCAGGATAAGTGATTGGCATCATTAAAAATTTAACGCCTTTGGGAGCAATAATATTCCAAGGTGTATTAATTTTTACAATAAATGGCAAACTATGGGGTCTTGGCGGAATCATTTGCGTTAGTTTGTCATCATGCTTGTCGATAAGAATTCTGCCTTCTTGACTTAAATCGTTTGTGGGAGTTATAAACCCAAAACCTCTTTTGTTTTTATCTGTGACTATTAGTGCATCGTACCACATCGGTACAATAAAGCCGTGCCTATAAAGTTCAAATATTCCCGGACATTGATAGATATGATTAAATTTATCTTGTCTTTCATTTATAGTTTTGATATAATCATCTTTAGCTGCCTGCATCCATTTAGGTCTAAAGTTTTTAGCCGGTGCTATTGGGAATGCATCAGCAACACCGGGCATAGTAGAAAAGAATTCAATTTTTTTCATAAAGTTATATCAAAGGTAATGTTTATTCTGTCGTTGTTTGATAAGTTTGGTTCTACTTCATGCGGGACCCAAGCTGGCCACAAAATCAAATCGCCTTCTACAGGACTAAAATAAAAATCTCTTGTAAACGGACTTGTTCTATTAACTCTTCCTAAACAGTTTGCAGGATTTAACAGCCTTAAATCTCCAGTACCTGTTGCTTGTATATAGTACACACAAGAAAAACAACAATCTTCGTGTGAGTGTAACACATTTCTAGCACCTGGGCTATTTACATTTGTCCAATAATTAATTTTAAAAGGTTGGTTTTTATAAGCTGTCCGAAAAATAGAGTCGCGATCACGATAAAATTCTACTGCCTGATTAGTTAATGATACAACCTCATCAACTAACCAAGGCATATTGTATCTGCGGGATGAACGCCAACATCTGTCATTTGTATATTCTGTACTGTCTTCAGTTTGTTTGGCCGATAAAATTTCTTCTTGTAGTTGAGATATCTTATCTAAACCAATATTCGACCGATGAAAGAAATCTGAAGAAAAAATAGTTACGGACATTTAGCTATACCATTCTTTTAGATAATCGTAATGGTTAGGGAATATCTCCTTGGCTTTTTCAGTTTTGTAAGATAGCGTATCTAAAAAATATTCATAATATTGATTGACTTTTGGATCAATGTCGTATGCTACATTTTTGTAGGCGCCGCCGGCGTGTATCATACTAAACCATTGCACACAGTTAAACATGGATGCCGGGCTAAAAAACAAAAACTTTGGAGGGTTAGGGTAGTAATGGCCCAAGACATACTGACTTTCTTTTGGAAGATCAGTTATTTTCATTGATCTAATGTGCTGCCAATAAGCTGTATCGTTCTTGGTACTAAAGTGATAATGTGCCCAAACAAAGGTTAATATTTCTACAGACATTTCATAGAAGCCTCTATTTAGATGCGTCTTAACTTCTTCGTTCCACAAATTATTATACATGTTAAGAAGATCGGTTACTGATTTTACCACACTGGTAGTAAATGTAATACCAGTAGCTTCCAACGGTTCAACAAATCCTGCACTAAGTCCAACAGCACAGGCATTCTTTACAGCAATTGCTTTCTGAAAACCACATCTCATTTTTATAAATCTTGCAGGAGCTTCAAACTCTCCTATCTTTTCTCTCAGTTCTTTTTCAGCATCTTCGTCGCTGATAAACTTACTGCTGTAAACATAACCGTTGCCGATGCGTTTAAAGTTTGGAATTGTAAACATCCATCCAGAATTCATAGCTGTTGCTTTTGTATAAGGATGGCATTCTTCTTGTGGATTTTTATATTGGGTGGGAATTACCACTGCTCGATCGTTAGGCAACCAGTCAGCGTAACTTTGAAAAGGTGTTTCTAGTGTTTTTCCTACCAACAGACTCTGAAAGCCACTACAATCTAAATAAAGATCTGCTTTATATTCTACGCCATTGCTGTCAACTAGCTTAGTGATTCCGTGAATGTCTTTACCAATATTTTCTATCTTGGTATCAATATAGGTAATTTTATCAATGATGAGTTTTTTAACAGTATCTATAATTTTGTAAGCGTTAAAATGTACAGCGCCGTAGCCTTGCGGACCCATTTGAAAATTTAAATCTAAATGATCTTTAATTTTTAAAGATTTATTTGCCTTGGCTAAGTTATATGCTGGATGCCATTTGTTAAATTCTTCGTGGGGTTTATTGGCAAAGTATTCTGGAGTGTACAGATTTTCAGCAACTACACAGTTATCTGAGCTATCGTTGTCTACAAAGTAGGGATCTTGATTCCATCCTATTAGTTCAACTCCTAGTTTAAAACTGGCATCACTGTCTTTCATCCACATCTCTGGAGTTATTCCGCAGTCATAGATAAACTGTGCAGTAAAAGGCTGTGTTCCTTCACCTACACCGAGTGGTCCTGCCGACGAATCTTCTATCAGCACAACTTCTGTGGGTATTTGTAAATTTTTTACTAGATAGGCCGCAGTTAACCAACCGCTAGTACCGCCACCAAATACGATTATTTTTCTAACCCTATGTATCATGATAACCTCTTTGAAATAACAACTATGTACACACCGTTCCACCAGCCACTGGGATCTTCTTCTTCGTTAAGCATGAGTTTTTCAAAATGCACTTTTAATTCGCTTGCATTTATGCCTTCTCTTGCACCGTCGACTACTCCTTGCCAGTTGGCGTCATCAAATACCAATACTGCTTCTTGTGCAAAGCAGGGATGATAAAATTCCACTGCCTGTTTAACACTCTGATGATCATGAGGACCATCGTAGAACCACAGTTTAATTTGATTTAGGTGGATGCCTAGGTCAACAGCAAACATGTCTCGATCGTATATGGTAATATTGCTAGCGCCTTTGTATTTTTTAACATTTTCTATAAACGCCTGCACAGTGTTTTCTGGCAGTTGGTTGATATTATTTGTTGCTGGTTGTATATTTTGTTTCCAATTGTCGATAGCAATAGCAGTCAACGGATTGTCTTTTATAGTGGCGCAAAATGTAGATCCCAATGCAGCACCAATTTCCATGTAGGTATCAACTCCTTGAGCTAGGTTGTTTAACAAAGTTTGAACTCTAGGACTGGTAAGGCCAGGAATGTCTACTCTAGTTGTTGGTATTCCAGATCTAGAAATTGCTTCAACCACATGCACAGTTAATTCGGAATGAGCAATATCACTTTTCTTTTCGTAGAGCTTGTCGCAGAAATTGCAATCCCAACATTCAAATTTACAATCTCTAATTTTTTCGCGCCATATATTGATGGGCTTTTCCACTAGATTGGTTTCATTGAGAAACTGATCAAAAGTAGGGAACAAATATTCTTCTTTGGCAGCGTATCTTTTTATAATATCCATGGTTTCATAGAGTCTAGATACCGCTTCTCGGCCGTGCATCTTGATACTATCAATGCCAAGGTTATCAATAAAATCATCCCAGTCTTCGCGCCAAGGAGTAAAATTTGCAGTTTTTAGAAATACGCTAGGATCTTCAACATCCCATTTCTTGCAACTGGTACGGCTTATAGGATCATT